TTTATTGTCAAACTCTTTTGCAATACTACCGTCTGCATTGTATACACAATACTTGTCACCCTTTTTCTTAACGTGATCAGTTGGATCCATTTCTTCTGGTAATGGTTGTGATGGCCATTGAACTGGTTCAACACCTTCTTTTTTACCTTTACCGTGATCCATAACTTTTTTACCAAGTGGTGTCAAGTTACCTTTTTTATCATACATCAGATCAATGAGTTTCTTTTCTGCAGCAGTCATCTCATCAATTTGAACATCTTCTTTATACATGTTCAATTCGTATCTCTTATTGTCTAGGTTTGCAACTTGAACTTGAATATTTCCCTTGTTACCTTTTAGTCTATAAGAATTAGTTTTTCCATTAGATGGTTTCTTTGGCCCAGATGCAACTTTATCATCAATCTCTTTTGGATCAATTGTAATACCAAACTTCTTTTTTGCAAAAGCATATGCGTGTTGCATTGCAGATGAAAAATCTTTATGATATAATTCATATCCTGTAGATGATTTGCCCTCTTCAAGTTCTTCGTTCTGTCTCTTCAGAACAGCAGCGACTTGTTTATGATCAGACAAACCTTTTTTGATTTTTTCAATAGCAGCAACAGCACCTGACATATTTCCACCAGCATATCTTTTATCTGATGCAATACCAATTGCCATCTTAATTTGTTTTGGAGAATACCCTTCTTGAACAGATTCTCTTTCGACTTGTTCTAACTCAACAAACTTTTGACCCTTCTGTTGATACATGTCTTTCCAATCATTACCATACATTGTATTCAACATCTTTTCGATATCTTTTACACTACCAGTAACAGTTGTTCCATCATCACCCTTTAAGTCTTTTGCCTTCAGTCTAAACTTTTTAATTAACTTTTGAAAGTCTGGGTCAGTCATGTCGTGATCTAACATATCAATCGTTGCCTCTTGAAGTTTAGAAGAATTATATTGAACCTCTGCCAGAGCCTCCATCATTGTTTTACCATATCTAGTCATTTATTTTTTCCCAAATTTTTACGACAAGTTTCCCTGTACCTTTTATTAATCTATGATACTCCATCATGGGTATCGTATATATTTTTTCTCTTTTCAATTCTACTGGAAGCATATTATCTAGTTGCAATTTCCAACCACTTCCTTCTAGAACCATTACATCTCTTGTATGTCTGTCACGATGCCATATCAATTCTTCTTCTTGTACATCATCCTTAAACTCTCTGAGGAAATGTCCCTCTTTTTGAATATCAGAATATAGATTTACCAAAAGAAATTACCACCACCACTTAAACCAAGTTGTTTTGCATAACGTGGAAGATTACAACTCCAGTATCCTGCCTTGGTTCTATCTTTTTGTTGATCACAGTTGTGACGAGCAGCAAAACTTTTTCTTGCATCCTTATCTGACAACTTAACCTTTAGTCCACTCGTATCACCAAATGTAACCTTTTTAACATTACCTGTCTTTGGGTCTTTAACATACACATAATACTTTTTAGGCCCACCGACTTTTGGTTTATTTAGTTCTACATCTTTTTCTTCAAACATCATAGGACAATCTAATGGAATATGTTCACCTTGATACATATCATATTTACCAATGTCACCTTCCATAAGTTCCTTATCAAAACCTACTGGATTGTAAACACCTATTTTGTAAGCATCTCTTTTCTCTGTAAAGAAATCATAATACTTTTCTGAACCAACACGGTATTGGTTTGATTCGATTAAACTTGATGTTTCGCATTCGTTACAACAGTCTGGTGTTCCACACTTTGTATGTTCCTTAAACGAAAACGGTTTCTTCTCTTGGCCTGGCGTCATATCTTGAAACAATTCCCTTCTGGCATTTGTGCCAATTTCACGAGCATCTTCTTTTTCTTCTTTTTGCCCTTTCGCCTGTTTCCACAAGTCTGCATCAGCAGTTGTTCTTGTTTTACCACCAGTAAGGAATGAGTTCACTCTTGCAAATGCCCACTGTTGTGGAGTAGTTCCTGGCCTATGTCCTGTTTTCCATGCAGCCATACCTCTATCGTATACTTTCTTTAATATACCATATGATATACCAGACTTATCTGATTTGTCAACAAGCCCTTTAATCTTTTCGTCTAACTGAACTTCTTCTTTAGGAACACAGTTTGGCACCATTTTGCCATTCTTCTTTTTCATTCCTTGTTGTCTGTGAGTATCCCAACATGGGTCTTCCTCACCAAACATATCTTTAAATTTCTTTGTGTACTTTGAGGGTTTAGTATCTGCGTTACTATCTCCTGGCGCAGGCCCGGCCTTCTTCTTTGCAAAGTGTGCCGCACGTTTCTGTTTAGTGGACTTTGACATTGCATCACCATCAGCATCTTTTGCATAATACTTGGCTGGTTCAGTACCTTTTCTATCTTTAATATCTTTATCTTGTTTTACTTCGTACAACCACTTCTTGTGTGTAGTACCATCTTGTTCTGCAAACACAAGATAGTTAGTTCCTCTGCGAATAACTTTACCAGAAACACCAGTGTAATTATCTTCTACAATATCACCGATAGCATATAGTGTACCTTCGATGTACATATCACGAATAACATCTTCTTCAGTCTGTTCCACTTGATGTGTGATAAAAGATTCACGAATACCCATGTGTTTACGAACATCTTTGAATAGAGACATTCCTTGTTTGAAGTTTGATGGAAGTCCATTCTTAAACGAATTAAAATCATCAGATGATGCCGCAGCTCTCATCTTAGATGCAGACATTCCAGTAACACCTTCTGCATCTGGGTCTCTTTCGCCCGCAGATACAACTTCGATGTTATCAAAACCATAGTAACCGTGTCCTGATTCAACACCATTGTATTTGTTCAACAATGTATCAAACTCTTGTACTCTGTCAGAACCAACAACCATTATCACTGATTTGTGGCCCTTATTGTGTAGTGAGACTGCAATCTCAAATACATTTCTTGCCTTATCTACAATAATTTTTCTGGCATGTTTTGGGAACATCTTCTTCATGTATGCAACTTTCTTTACATACGGAAGAGGGTCTTTCTTAGGATTTTCAGAATGGGAGGCAAACACATAATAAGGAGCGCCGACATTCTTTTTAGCCTGTCCAGCAACTGCATCCATTAATTTTTCATGTCCAGTTGTTGGTGGATTGAATCTACCAAAAGTAAACACAGCAGTGTCACCCCTAGCTTCTCTTATTTCTGAAAACTTCTTCATTTATCCCATGCCTTTATTGCAGTAAAGTTATTAAAACTAAATTCCATTCTATCTACGAGTTTAACTGCATCGCCAGATACTCTGTCGATTGCAACATAACCTTCTGGATTAACCACTTTAAATCCATTAGCAGTCTTAATAAAGGTGTCAGTCAATCCCTTAACACTATTTAGTTTACTTACAATCCCCATCTTAGCATCTACTAAATGGCCTTGGAATGCAATAACATTTTCTAAATTTTTTGTATGTTTCTTCATTTCACGAACATACTCTGTTTGAAGATTAGTATATTTCTCTTTACCCTTATCACTTTTTACTTTGTCAATCTGTTTTTGAATTGACATTTCTACCCACTTTTCATATCCTTTAGCGTGCGCCTTTGGATTGGTAATTTTCTGTCCTTCACGAACCTTACTATTATTATAAGTCTTCAGTGACGCACCAGCAAGAGCTCCTGTCATACTATCTTGTAGTTTTAAAAACTTTGCTAACATAGGTGCATTGATTTTTTGGAATGTAGAACCAGCAGATGATAATGACTTAGTAACCATTGCGGTTTCATTAGAAGTCATTGTCGCTTTACCAGACACATCTTTGTATGTTGCATCATCCATCCATACAGATGAAGGTTTAGATAACCCTTTGATGTTTGCACCAAATGATGCTTTCATATCTTGTAACGCATCACCAGTATATGTTGTATGCCATACAATACCAATTTTTGCAGTATTGATTTGTTTACCAATATCTGATGTAGGGTCTACTGCATATACGATTGTGTTGGGTTGAAATGTAATGAATGATTTTCCATCAATTTTCTCTGAAGACTTATCTTCTGATGTAAACATCAAGTCGCCTTGTAAAACACCTTTAATACCTAACTTAGAAAACTCTTCTAGTGCAACTTTGAACTTCGTATTTAATGCACCAGATAATCCATCGTCATCAATCTCTTTTGCAGTCTTGTACAACTTTGGAGTTGCGTTGAATACTGACTTCTTTGCAACAAAGAACTTACCATCAGCAGGGTCAATACCAGCAAAGATTGCAGGCGCACCGTCCCACTTAACAGTCATGTTTACAGATGAACGTGCCTCACCAGCAAGCATATCTCTTAGAGAACGAACAAAGTTAATTGCAGCTCTACCGCCTGGCACACCAAAGTTTAATATCTCATCTTCGATATGTTCTAGGTGTAGGTTCTTACCACCCTTATCTTCTGTTAAGTATGAACTAAAATTAATCATTAGTACGCCTTTAAATGTACACAGGAAGATTCTGATTCAGACTTAGCATATCTATATGCAAGTTGTAAGAACTTCTGTTCTTTGCCGTTTAGTCGATTAAACATAAATGTTACCAAATATTTTGACTCTAACCAACCACTATCTTTTTTACCTAATTTCTTTTTAAACTCTTTTAAGTCAATCTTACTGTCTTCACCAGCCTGTAAATATTCTGCATAGAACATTTCAAAGAATTTATCGTTTTCACTTTTAATTAGTTTTTCAATTTGTTTTCTTTGAGGAATTGGTTCTGCACCAGCAGCAATAAGAACTTTTCCTATTGGACTTGTTGGGCCACCATCTCCACTCAACTTACCATGTTTTGCTTTATTACCAATAAGTTCACCTTGGAAGGCAGGGAATGTTCTGAATTGCATCTCCATGCCACCAGCACCAAAAAGATAACCATCTTTAGAACTAAAGAAATCTCTTTTACCTAATGACTTTTTTGTATACTTTGGCGATTTGTGGGGTTTCTTATAATTAAGTTGTGCAAACTTAACCTTTGTTGTTTTCTTTAGTGACACACCTATAATATCACGAGCGGCATATGCCTTCAACAATTCTTGATTAATATATGGTAGTGAAGGGTCAGCAGTAAAATCATAGTTACTAATAGAACTATCTACTGTCATCCAAATATCAGCTGGTGTCCATTTATTAATATCTGTAAAATAATTTTGTCCAGAGTTTTTGAATAAACCCTCAATCATTTTTACAAAGTCTGAACCTCTGTGGAATGTATATTGTTTTCTACCTAATGCCCTGTACATACCCTTTGCAACAGATATAGAAGATGTAACCCAATCATCACTTAGGTTTTCAATCTCATCCCATGATGCATCAACCTTTACTTGGCCATATGCTGCTTGAAGTTCCAACATGTTAAAGTCGGTTTTAGGATTATTCCAGATTGCTTGATTGTATACACACTGTGCAGATTCTGCTGCTCGTGTACCAGAAGAACCACCACCAGAACCTTTACCGCCACCGAAAGTGCCAGTCTTTTCTATTTCTGTAATTCTTAGGGGTTTACCATTAGATGCATTGAAGGAGG